CTGCAAGTTGGGCATACCGTATTGTCTGTAAAAAACTTATGTTCTTTTGTAATCCTTGATACTTTATTAGATATCTTTTGTTTTAAAGACCCTAGTTTTTGCAAGCGTTCTGGAGAATCTGACACAGTTTTTAATTGTGTTTGAATGCTGTTTAAAGAAGTATTTAATATTTCATTTTTCTTTAATAATTTGTCAATATCTAAAGCAATTATATTAACTTTTTTTTCTTTCTCTACAATATCTTTCTTACCTCTATTTTCCAATTCTTCTATGAACTCTTCTTGCATTTTAACCTTATCATTTAAATTATCTTTCTTTAATTCTAATGTTCTTACAGTTTCTTTATTCTCTCTCAAACTTTCTTTAACAATACCATTCATTGCTGAGAAAACTTTAATATCTAATAGGTCTTCTATAACTTCCCTACGATGAGGAGCACTCAACTGCATGAATGGTACGAAGTTACTACTACCGAGTATTACAATCTGAGTGAATGATTTAAAATTTAATTTCAGAATCTGCTCTTCAAGAATTTTTTGATTTATTCTATCGTCAGCTTCTTTATTCCGCATCTCACCATCAATCTCTATATCAAACATGTTCGGTTTGATGCCACGACGAACAAGATAATTTCTTTTACCAATAGAGAACTGAATCTCTACAATAGTTCCTTTTTCATTGGATGTATTAACTAACTGTGATTTTGTGATCTTACGATATGGTTTATTAAACAGCACAAAACACAGTGCATCTAGCACTGTGGATTTACCTGCTCCATTGGATCCAACTATAAGAGTAGTCCCTGTAGCATCCAATTCCATTTCTGTCCAACGATCACCTGTAGACAGAAAATTTTTCCATCTAATTTTTTTGAACAGAATCATCTTGCTTTGGGGGAATCACGAAATCGTTAGGAGTAATCACTGCGTACTTATAATTATACACCTCACATGCTTTTATTGCAACCTCCTCATCCACTTCCACAATCTCCATACCAACATCCTCATTATCTTCTAATAGCATACAGTATCGACTAGCATCATCTTCTTGTTCAAATAAAAGTAATACTTTTTCATTGGCAATATCTTTTACAGCATAAGCTCCTTCTCGCCTACCCTCTTCAGTAAGCAACCACATTATTCCACCTCACATGCAGTAGTGTAAAGTTTATTAAGAAGTTTTTTAACTCTATCTTTATCAAGAGAAATCTCCGACTCTTCTACAAATCTATTTAACAAACTAATAGTATTTTCCTCCTTCTCGTCTATGTCCTCACCCATAATATATCCATGATTCCAATCCACATTCTCAATAACTTTTAAATCTTCTACACCTGCTTGATTTATCTTATCAATAAATTTTTCAAACTGTTTTGGTTTAGATTTTTTATCTACAATCACCTTTACTATTTTACCATTAAGTTCAGTAGCATTAAATGTTTGATAAGGTGTATCATTATAATAGATCTTATAAAACATTCTATGTGGATTATCTATTGACTCATGCTCAAGGGTATCACTATCCCAGATAGTAAACCCACGCTTATCTTCACAATCATTCCAGAACATCTCATAAGGATTGCCTAAGTAATAAACTCGACCATCATTAGATCTGGTATGATAATGTCCTGTATATACTTTTTCAAACTTATCAAAGATATCTTTATCTCCACTAGCACCATGCTCTTGAGTAAAACCTTTATAGACTTGGTAACCATTTAATTCCAGATGACCAAAACATGCTCTGGCTTTACTTGATTTAATTTTTCGTTTTATCTTTGCTCTGTTATCATCATTCATCCAACCTATGAAAAGACATTTTGTGTTGTCAATCGTATATTCTGCATAGTCTCTAACAAGAACCATATTATTATACTCTCGTAATAGTAGCTCAATAGAATTAACTGAGTTACTGTTTTTGTAATAGGCAGTATGATTACCCACAATAGTGTAGACAGTAATCCCCATATCACGGAGACGGTCAAAGTAATTCTTTTTAGCCCATTCCAAAGACCATAGATCAATCGACCTACGATTATCAAAAGTGTCCCCCATATCGATGAGGGTTTTGATGCCTTCCCTTTCCAAAGTGGGGAAAAAGATGTCTTCATAAAATTTTTGAAAATACTCATGGAAGATACGACTGCCCTTCCTCATACCAAAATGTTGGTCAGTAATGACTCCTACTTTCATACCAAATCATCAATAGTAAATAATCTACGAAGTTCGAGATCTGCTGCTGCTAATGCTTCAATAGCACCTTCCTGCCTATCTACGACAGTTACAACACGCTCAACGATATAACCAGCATCACGAAGTTTTTCTGCTGCTTTAACAGCAGATGCACCTGTTGTAGTTACATCTTCTAATACAGTTACCTTAGTTCCTTCTGGATACTTTGGTCCCTCTATCCATGCTTCTGTACCATGTCCCTTAGGTTCTTTACGAACTATAAGAGCATCTACAAGTCTACCATCTAAAGCAGAACAAACTGCTACACCTGACACTAAAGGATCAGCACCAAGAGTTAGACCTGCTACTACGGGAGTTTCTACATGTTCAAGTAACATCATAGCAGTGATCGTTAACCCATGTCCAGTTAATGTGACAGGTTTACAATTGACATAATGCTCTGACTTCTGACCTGATGAAAGAGTATAATCACCTTTCTTATAACAATCTTCTTTAAGACGCTCTAAAAGTTTTTCTTTCATTGTTTTGTAGTGTTGCTCCGTGTTCTATTAATTATACTTATAAATTTATCACCTGCAAATGTACCACCAAGGCATACATCAATTTCGTCACCATCTACCCAGTTCATATCACCATTCATCTTAGTATGAAGCATAGCTTCCTGAATCTGGTCAATAACCTCTTGTGTTAATTTCATTTCTTCCTCCTAGGTACTTGGATAGTCCATGCTGGTGATACTAGATCTACCATTTCAAATTCTTTTCTATTCTTTTCAATCTCATTCAACATTTTTTCACGACCAGGTTCAGGTTGAATCTCTCCATAATGATCTTCTTTTATACCTAAGTATTCTAAGATAGAATCATCTATCATCTGATAAAGAGTATCCCATGTTAAGGTTTCTCTTAACTTAGTTGCAATGCGATCAATGTCACCACCGTCTAAGTACTCACCCTTGTTTACCTTTTCTGAATAGTCCTCGTATTGAGAAATAAGTTTCGCTCTGATCTCTACCAACTCATTAAGATTGATAGTGATCTTTACATCATCATAAATTGCCATGTTACCTATTAGAATTACGGTACTGTATGTTATCCTTAATAGTATTATAATCAGAAGACGATCCACCTGCACCTTCTTCTACAACCATAACCTGATCGTATCCTGTTCGTTCTATAATCTTGGTCTTTATCTCCAACTGCTTCTTCTCCTTCTGTATGCGTCTCAGGAAGGCGTAATAGATTATCTGAGTAAAGTATGCAAATGGATTGTTAGACTTGGCAGGATCGAAGTTATGTATGTATTGTACACAATTCTCGATACCGTCCCCGATCATATCCTCTCTGAACATATAGTTCACAAAGTTTGGTTTGTATGAAAGGTGTGTTGCAATTTTGAGGAAACACTCACCAAGATAGTTACTGATAGGAGGTGGGGTTGTACCCTTTTCCTTTGCAATAGCAACCTTCTTCCTATAGACAACCATTGCCTCTAGGAGTTCCTTATTGTTTACATAATGATCGGATCTTTTTCTAGGCATATTTGCTCCGTGTCCCATACATTATAGCACAAGCTTGACAAGGGTGGCAATATTGTGTACAATTACCCTTGTGAGGGTTCAGGGAAATATTATATTATACTGTAGTAGTTATACCAATTATATCAGAGGTAAATAATTTCTCTAGAGAAATCCTAGCAGATTCAACATCACCTCTGTATCCCATCTTTTCACTAAGTTTAATTTTATGAGTCTCTTTTGTTTTTCTTTGCCAATTATAATGATTATATGCATTGATCATTTCATGATCATCTTCTAATTCAGTAAAAGTAATAATTTTATCAAATCCAATTTTATATACATCTTCTTCAGGAATTGTTATCCAAGGTATTAATCTAACTAAAGTATTAGTTCCTCTATGAGTTAGTTCAACTTTTAACGGGGATTTTAAAAGAAAAGAAGGCTCTATACCACTTTCATCAATTTCTGTGACGGCAACTATTTCTTCACCAGAAACTAATTTAAAAACAAAGTATGATTCGATCATTTTTTCCTCCTCAAAGATACCTTAACAAGATCATAATTAAAATTTTCTTCATTATAAATTTTAATTCGTTCAACTAAATGATTCAATGTATAATTTCTTTTCGTTTCAGTCGAGCAATCATCTGCTATATCATACAGAGTTGCCTTAAATTTATTAGATCCTTTTCTTAGAACCCTTCCAATACTCTGTAGATTTCTGATTCTCGATTTAGACGGTGATGCAAAAATTACATTATGTAAGTTTTTGATATTGATACCAGTAGAGAATGTTCCATAGGATGCAACGATTATAGCGTCGTTTTCCTTCTCGGTTATTTCACGAGTCAGTTCTCTATTCTCAACATCAACTCCACCGTGGATGAAGAATACTTTACGATCATCATTATTATTTATCATATTGTAAAGAATCTCACCGTGGGTTTCTACTCTAGAATATAATATTAAAGTATTACCTTTTAAATCTAACGCCAAATTTTTAATAAAGTTATTTCTTTGTTCATGACTAATAAGATATTGTATTTCTTCTTCATAGGTATCAAATCCTATTTCAGGATGTTGTAGTAATATTATCTTAGCATTTAATTTAGCAAGGTATCCCTTCTCCATCAACTCATGAGTCTTAATCGTTTTATATGATGGACCAAATAATCCTTCTAATACTAACTTATGTGTTTGCGTACCATCTAGTGTCCCAGTAAAACCATAACGATACTTTGCTACATGCAACTTAGTCATAATTTTTACGAGCGACGCTGACTTGAATTGATGTGCTTCATCCCCC